TGGGCCGCCCATGCTCACACGCCATTGCGTCTGAATACGCAAGAACATCTGAACTGTGCTCCAGTTCTCTTCCCAGACTTCACAGTCTTTGTCGACAGATTCCAGCTTCACTGCAGCAAGCTGATCCTCAGACATACCTAATGCCTTCAGATCAGCCTCCCGCTCGTCTATAACGCCGCCTTGCGCCCAATAACGGGCTGCGGCCTCTAGTTTTTTGCTGGAGCGCCTTGCAGGCTGTCAAGGTAACCAGCCATCACACCACGCAAAAAGTAGGTGTCGTCCAGCAACTCAGTCTTGAAGTCTTCAGAGAACGGGATTGGGTCACCGTCTTCATCAGTGATGTCCTCCCATCCAATCAAGACATCAAAGATCAGGCTTTCTGTAGCTGCATCATCAAGATCTTCAAACGATCTACGGCCAACCTTTTTGAAGATGGCCGTGAACGTTTCTTTCTTGTACTGACCGTTGTCGGGTAGTTCTACCGTGACAGGCCACTTGTAAGAAGTGACCTTGGTGTACTTAAAACCCATGAATTAGGTGAAAGCCAGACTGAAGGAATTATTACCTGCAGTTGTAGGAAGTGCCAAGTAAGGCATCGTCAGGCTGATTACACCGTTGGTGTCGCCGTAGCTAATGCCAGTCACATCAGTCTGCGCCATCGTCAGCGTTGTGATGTTGCCAGCAGTAGCACCAAGAACGATGCTGCTGCTTGCGGTGCTGTTACCGCGTGCATCCTCGAAGTAGTCAGTGGTGCTACGAGCAGGAGCCTCGATCACAGCGGTGCCACCAGGAGCACGATCAACAATCAGTGCCTGCTTGGAAGAAGCAGTCTCTTTGTAAATCAAGCTGTTGTTCAGAGCAAAGTCCAAAGACTCGATGCGCTGGCTGGTCTCACCGAAGAATGTTGCAGTGGTGATGTTGGTGTCGTTAACCTCAAGAGCTGCAGCCTGGTTGGCAACAGTGAAGGTGCCACTCAGCGCAGTGCTGTCTGGGTTGTTGTAGATGCCAGTGAACTGGAAGCTCATCGTGGCAAGCTGTCCAGCCGAGAGGCTGATGCTCATCGTGCCGCGAGCACCAGTGATCTTATGACGAGTGCCGTCATAGAAGCAGTACAGAGTGACTGAATCAAAGCTGCTGCTTACAGGTGCATAAGTTGCACTTGTATCGCTAACAATGGTTTCCGAGCATCCACATGCTTTGAGCAAAGGACCATAAGCAGGAGCAGTTCCAGCAGTACCACTACCCCCCAGTTCAACATCAAAGCTGACGCTCACCCGCTTGTTGGCAGTCAGTGTGCCGCGAGAGCTATTGCCAATAAATCCTTGGAAAGCTGCAGCCTGAACGTTGTCAGACTCCATAGGAGTCAGCTCAAGGCTGCTGATCTGAATCGCGTTACTTCCGCCTACGGGACTTGGATCCGTCCCCTCCGTCGACTCGATCTTTGCCAGAAGGAACTTTTTGCGAGTCAGTGCCATTTTCTTTGGGGGCGGTGGGTGCTGAAATCAGTTTAGTTTCCCCTGTTTCAGGATCAAACAGATAGCTGCCGCCTGCACCAGGATTGGGGACCTGCGCATTCATATTAGCCATACTCAAGCAGAAGTTAAATCAGTTCTACTCGTACGGTAGCGAACCAAAAAATCTTGACTAATTACGCCTAACGGCACATCAGCCTCATAAAGGCTGAACTCAGTGCGATCAGGAGTCAAATCCAGCGCATATCCATTCACTGTTTGATCTGCCATCAGCAAAGAATGCACTTGCTGTGTGTAAGTGTCAGACACATCATCTGGCAGGGCTGCTCTGACCAAAGTGGTGATGCGGACTCGCATCGTGTGGTCGAGCTTGTCGAAAAAGTTAGTGTCAACAGGTTGATCGTTGACTGGCTCAATGATGATCGCTGGGACTTCACCACGAGCTAAGGGCTCTACTCGGCTGCGATACACAGTCGCGCCAGTAGCAGAGTCAAGGTTGGTCTTCATGCGAGCAAGGATCAGCTCTCGGCGTGTGTCAGCCATCAGTCCTTACTCAGCAACAGGACAGAAAAAACACCATCATCAATGGCTCTGTTTTCTCTGCAGGTGTAATTCTCAGAGTTCACCACCACAGTGGTGCCGCGAGCGACGCTGCTCACCTTGGAAGTCTCAGCAATAAGCTCATACTCCCGACTAAGAGCAACGCCGCCTGCGATCACTTCGACAGGCGAATCAAGGACACCGACGAAAGTCGTAGCACCAACAGAACAGTCGAGACCGAACTCGTCAGTGTTGAGAAAACCGTCAGTGTCGTTGATTGGCATGATCAGCCGTACTTCTTGGAACCGAGGGCGACAACGCTCACAGCGCCAGCACCAGAACCACCAGCAACGGTGATCACGGCACGGATGTAACGCTTGACCTCATCGCTGTTGATGCGAAGGGTTTCGCGAAGTGCAGTGTTTGCAGTGGTGGTGGTGAAGGCCAAGCCAGAGACATCAGCGAAGGTGCTGTTGTCTGCAGAATCTTGGATCTTCACGGCATAGGTGATGCCAGATCCACCAGCCTCGGCATCAAGAATTGCCATGATGTCGCCCTCGTAATCAACGAGGTCAACGCCAGTGCGGTTTGCACTTGCAGCAACCACGTCATTTGCCGATAGGGACAAAAGCTCGGTCTTGGTGCCCAAATTTTGGACAGTCATGGTTTGGTTCTCCTGCGGGAAGTTGCTTTGGGTTTTGCCTCAGCCTTAGGCATAGGGCACTCAACTGGTTTCTCTTCAGGCTGCACGGGCTCCACATACAGAACGGCTGCAGCTTGACCTAGCAGGATCGTTGCATCCGCAGGGGAAGCCTCTACGACTTCCCCGATACGGACTACTTGACCCGCCAGCGTTACCTGTTTACGGATCTCGATCTTCATGATCAGAGAGTGTTGTTACCGCGTGAGAAGCTCGCGCCGTGGCGAGCAGCGATGTCAACATCCTGCAGAGCAACCACTCGGACGGTGCCAGAGGTGCTGCCAGTGTAAGGATCAACCATGAGATCAAGACCAGAGAAGTAGGCAATGATCAGGTCGGAGAAGTTACCGAACCACAGATCGTTGCTCTCAACTTGGTTGGAGATCACGGCGCGATAGCCGTTCACTTCACCGCCTTGGAGGATGAACTGACCTGAGCCAGAGTCCTTGGTGGTGGTCTTCAGGTTGCCGCTCATTGCGGAGTTCATCAGATAAACAGGTGAACCCAGCAGTGCGTTAGCACCTGCAACATCGCTTTCCAGAGCCACAACCTCAGCGAAGGTAGGAGCGTTGGCAGCGAAGTCCTCAGTCAGAACACCAGTGGTGTCTTTCAGACCCAAAGGCTGGTTAGAAGAACCAGAGCCATACAGACCGACGCGATCGATCTCAAGGGCCAGCACACGAGCGAGGTCGGTGCGAACCATGTTCTCCACGTCGATGGAGGACTGGATCGTCAGGCGACGGCTGAAGTCGGTGAAAGCACCGCAGGTCTTGGGAGTCAGAGCGACCTGATCGATGGTCTGCTGTGACTCGGTGGGTGAGCCAGATTCAGCAACCCAGTAAGCGGTAGCAGCACCAGACTGACGGGGGATGTTGACGTTGCCAGACAGGCCAGTCAGCACGGTTGCGCCAGCTTGATCCAGAGCGGAAGCATTCCGCAGCAGATCAATGAAGTTGGCGGCATCCAGTTCAGTCTCAACGAGGTTGCCACCAGCGGTAGCAGTACCAACGTTCAGATCCCGCTTCAGCACATCCGTGGGGATGGTGATGCCACGGGAAGCGCGGCCCAGCTTGGCAGCTTGTGCTTCAGAGGCTTCAATCTCAAAAGCAGCAGCTTCGCGAGCGCCACGATCGCCAGGGTTTGCCAGATAGTTGATGGCACGCAGGAAGGAGAAGCTGCGAGCCTCTTTCTGGGTCAGGCCGATTTCATCGCTAGCTTGAGCGACAGGCTTTTCGACGACGCTGTTGCGCTCCAGAATTGCGGTGCGCAGCTCGTCGATTGAACGAGAGTTGATAAGGAATTCAGAGGCAAGATCCTCTGCGTTATGACGCTTGCCAAGGGCAAACATTTCAGCGGCTTCCTTGGCCTTGGCCTCAA